GTGCCGCTGAAGCCGGGTGCTGACGTTGGCGACTCCATTGACGAGCTAAAGTCGGGCAAGACGTACGCGCACACGAAGAAGAAATTCGGCAAGGCGCGGGCGCGTAAGCAGAGCATCGCGATCGCGATGAAGAACAAGCGCAAGGGTGTGGCGCAGAAGCGAGCGAGGAAGTAGATGGCCGAATCGGTACAGTTCAAGCCCTACGCCTCAAACGTCGTCAACACGGCAAGCGCGCTGCAAGTCACGGCGAAGTTCATCTGCGGCGCGCATAACCTCAATGCCGCTGCCGCACAGACCGCTACGGTGACGATCACGGATGCTGCATCGGGTGCGGTGCTGGCCGTGGTGCCGGCGCTCGCCATTGGTGCGCTCTGGAACCCGCCGCTGACGGGGATCACGGTGCCGAGCGGGTCGTTCATCGCTACTCCGTCTGCGGGGCCTTCGGGCGCGGGTATCGCGATCTTCTCGCAGCAAGTCGGGTAGCCGCGTATGGCGGTCCCGCAGGGCTACTCCGGCTCCACGGCCATCGCCATGGTGCAACGAAACTGCGACGAGTACACCTATCCGACGACCACCGACATCCTGGCGTTCCTCAACGCTGGGCTTGAGCAAGTCGAACGGCTGCTGAACGGGATCTTCGCCTGGAGCGTCTACCCGACCGTCGCGATGCAAACGTACATCCAACTCAACGACGACATCCAGTACATCGAATCGTGCAACTTCTCGAGTGGCGCGAACAATGCGAACGGGTTCATTACGTCGTCCTCGCCGCTTGCGGCGGGCTCCCTGGTGTACCCGATGTTCCAACTCGAACAGGGCTCGTTCAATGATGCCGCAGCGGGATTCCCGGCCGTGGGCTTCGGGCCGCCGCAGGCGTACTTCATCTACTCGGATCAAGGCTACGCGCCGACCACGACGCTGCCCGCGCCGTCTGCTCCGACGCTGACGACGACGAGCGGCACGTCTACGGTCGCCGAGACGGTCTACGTCGAGAACACCTACGTCAACGCGAACGGCGAAACCACGCCGTCGCCCGATTCTTCGCAGGCCGTGACGACCGCGCAGCAGGTCGTGAACATCAGCCCAAGCGGCGTGTCCAACGCGACAGGCTACAACACGTACGCCGCGCTCACGGCGAACGGCACGTACCACCTTCAGAACACGTCGGGGCCAACCGCGCTCGGCACGCCGTACACGCTGCCCTCAACGATCCTCACGTCGGGCACCGCAGCCCCGTCGTCCAACACGGCCACGGGCGCAGGCGCCGGCGGCGCCATGTTCATGCAACTGTATCCGGCTGCGATGATCGGGCAGGTGAACGTCTACGCGCGGGTCCGGCCGCAACTGTGGGCCGATGCGACGACCTCCTCCTGGACGAATCTGGACACCTCGCTGCAAGAAGCCGTCATCCTGTGGGCCACGTACCGGGTGCTGCGGAACCGCTCGCGCTATGATGACGCGAAGGAATGGCTAGCCGACTTCAACGCGGCGATCGAGTCGATGAAAGAGAGCGCGATGCGCCGCACCCGGCCCAAAAGCGGGTCTGTTCGCGATGTGGTCGGCCGCGCTTACCCAAATGGCCCGTGGTGGCACTAGGATGAATCACGACGCTATCGCCGCATCCTGGGCGCTGCGCGGCCCCATCGCCCGCGGCGCACGCTTCCGCATCGTCGAGGAAGAAGGCCGCCTGGATCTCATCACGGACCTCTCGAGCCCCGGCCGGATGCTGCGCGCGTTCCGCTCGCTACCGATCACTGCTCCCGACGAGGACATCGAAGCGGCCCTGGACGGGCTCTACGCCGACCTCGGCGGGTTGCCGGCGCTTGCCGACCGCATCCGGGGTCGGTCGTTCTCCGACCACCTGGCGCAAGACGGATGAGCGTCCAACTCGGGCCGACACGGCGCCGCGGTGCGGGCACGAAAGACTTCGGCGTCTACAACTTCGCCCAGGGGCTCGACGTGCGCTCCACGCCGCAAGAGGTGGGCGACCACGCGCTGACGATCGCGAAGGACGTGTACCTGCGCGCCGATGGTGGCGTCATCTTGCGCTACGGGATGTTGGCCTACGGCTCGCCACCCGCGAGCGGCCAAGGTGTGCTCGCCCGATTCTACCAGGGCGTGCAAAACGGGTCCGTCGTCACGCCGATGACCACCGCGTTACTTGAGCAAATCGGCAACACGCTTTACAGCGTTACGTCGGGTTCGAACACGTCCATCGGTTCTATCTGGAACGGTACAACCGCTGCATCGCCAATGACGTGGGTACGCATTCAAAATCCGAACGATCCGCATTTCGCTTCTGGTTTGACCGATTGTATTGTCATGTGTACCGGCAGCGGTGGCCCGTACGTTTGGGATGGGACTAATCTGTACACGCCAGCAGGTTGGTCCGCAGCGAGCGGGGCCACGATGTGCGCCTTGGTGAACGGCATTTTATGGTTTAATTCGGCAGCGTATCCGAATCAGATTTTCGGCGCCGGCGACGGGATCACGGCGTCGATGGAGTCGCTGCCGTCGTACCGTAACTTCATCTTCTCGGCCCCGGTGACGGGCCTGTGCGCGATCGGCACGGGCGCGAACGCCATCCTGGCCTGCGGGCGCAACACGGGGCTCACGCTGCTCTACGGCACGGGGCCGAGCACATTCTACGCGCAGGACATTCCGTTCCCGGACGGGATCCAGGCCGGGCGCACAATGGTCAGCGGCAGCGGCGTGCTCTACTTTCTCGGCCGCATGGCGTACTATTCATTCGACGGCACCTCAACGCCGCAGCGCGTCTCCAGGCGCATCGAACCGTGGCTGCTGAACGACCCCATCGTGGCGGTGCAGCCGGGCGCGTATCCGCTCACGTCGTCGTCCTACGCCTGGGCGCAACTCTACAACAACCGCATCCACCTCGGCTACTGCGCCAACTCGTCATCCACGCCGAACGCGATCCTGTGCCTGGACCTTGAAATTGGCGGATGGACCGTGCTTGTGCCGACCCCCGGGCTCTCGTCGATGGTGCTGCTGGATGCGCCGAGCGATCCCGCGCCGTACCAATGCTACGTCGCATCGGCCACGAACGGGCAGGTGTACCAATGGGACTACATCGGGTCGTTCGTCAACAACAACACGCCATCGGCGATGGACGGATCGACGCCCGTGCTCGGGTGGGCGCAATCGAAATACTTCAAGATCGGCGCACCGGGCACGAACAAGGCACTCACGCGCTTCTATCCCGAGTTTTTCGTTAGCGCCACGCCGTTCAGCATCCCCGTGACCGTGGCGACCGACTACGGCAACGCGACGACGACGACCGTGGTGGACAACACCGGCAGCAGCGGCAACCCGAACGTGCTGATTTGGGACCAGGGGCAATGGGACGTGAACGTGTGGGCCGGGAGCGGATACACGTCGTTCAACGCGCCCGAAACGCGCATCGACTACGATCTGCAAGGCGAAGCGTTTGCCTTCGGATTCCAGATGAGTAGCGCGCTGCCACCGTTCATTTGGGCCGGCGGTTCTGGCTCGTATCATTCAAGAGGTCGCACGTAGTGTCTACGCTTGTACTCCCATATACGGCTGTCGCCAACCAAGTCGCGCCGAGCGCGAGCTACAACGCCAACGATGCGGCGATCGTGGCATGGTCAACGACAATTGACCACTCGAACACCGTCAATAGCACCGGCTTCTACGCCAGTGACATCAAGCCGCTTACCGCTGCGGAAGCCACGTTCGGCGCAACGGCCACGGGCGTGGGCTACAAGTTCCTCGCCAACGACATCACGGCGGTCCCGCTCACCGTCTCGGGCGTCTCGGGGCAGTCGGCGGACATCTTCGATGTGACGTTGACGAGCGGTGGAACCAAAGCCATTTCTGTTTCTGCTGCTGGCTCATTTGCGGCTGGCGCGCAGGTAACGGGAGCCCAAATCGGCGACATCAGTGCGTCACGAACGCCATCGACTGCCGTTATTTTCCTTGGTTCCAACGGCTCCCAATATCTGTCGATGGCAAGCAGCGTTCTCACCTTAACGGGTGCCGCCCTGACCGTAGCTAACACGGTGACGGCTAACGCAGGGTTATTTGCTGCCGGAGCAACCGCCGTGAGCTCAGGACAAGTGGCGATCAACGAATCCGGCGGCGCAATGTTTTTGGATGCGTACACGGCAGCGGGCGTAGTATTTACGTTTCGCGACAACGCATCGGTCACAACCATTGCGACAATCGCTGCCGGGTCCGGCACGTACACGGCAGCTTCGGATGCGCGCCTTAAGCAAAATGTCACCGACCTTGGCTTAGGACTGGCGGAGGTGCTTCGATTGCGCCCGGTTGCGTTTAATTGGATTCGCGACAATACGCCAAGTCAAGGCTTTTTGGCTCAAGACGTTGCGGCGATCATTCCGGTCGCGGTTTCGATTTGCGATGCTGAATCTCAAATGTTCGGCATTTCCGATTCGCATTTAACTCCTGTTATCGTTAAGGCGATTCAACAACTAGACGCCAAAGTCGAAGCGTATATCACGGCCCACCCGTAAGGGAGGCGCTGACCAGCGCGGCGATCTTGCCGACGGCGGCCTGCGTCGGGTGCAGGTCCCATTGGTCCCATTCGCTTTGCACGTCGAATCCGGTCCCCTCGGCGCTCGACGCGTCGTCGATGTAGCGAGATCCCGGAATCGCCGCGAGGTACGCGTTGAACGCGGTGATCGTGGTGAAGAACCCGTCGTCGAACATCCACGGCCGGACGCCGAGGAAGATCATCTTCGCGTTCGGAGCCTGCGCGTGGATCAGCGGAAGAAGCGCGTCGAGTGCCCACTTTTCGGTCTGCCACGTCGAGCCCGAGCCGAAATCGTCCGAACCGCAGGCGTAGATGATGATGTTCGCGCTCGGCGGAATCTTGGCGACCTCGACCTGCTGGACTTGGTTTACGCCGTAGCCGGGGACGCAGAGGTTATCGACGGTGTAGCCGGTTGTTTGCGCGACCGCGGCGGGCCATGCGTGGGCCGGATCGTCAACGTACGCGAGCGGCGTCGTGGTGATGTATCCGGCGCAGACGGAATCGCCAAGGACCGCGACCACGGTCGCCGCGGTCGTCGAGACAGTCGGCGCGGGTGCCGGCGGGACGGACGACGAGCCACCTCCGCAGGAAGCGAGGAGGGCGGCGCTCATAGCGGCCAGCCCGAGAGGCGCGAGCAAACTTTTCTTCATGGAAGCAAGCATACCACCTTGACGCATCGCAATGCAATGCGTATGATAAGCCGTATGAAGGATGCTCAGTTGACGGTACGCCTTACGGCGGAACTGAAAGACCGAATCCAAGAGCGCGCCGCCGACGAGTCCAAGCGCGGGACGCGCGTCACCATGGCCGATGTGGTCGTGCGGACGATGGCACAAGCCGCGAAGCGGTGGGGGAACAATGGACAAGCCTGACATCGCGTGGTGCATGCGCTGCGAAGAAGCGCCCTCGCGGCCCAAGAATCTGTACTGCGGCCGGTGCCGCGAGCAGATCGACGAGGACGGCCCTTCCGACGCGCAGATGGGCTACGCTGGCCCGTATGAGCCGCTCGGCTACCGCCAGGACATGATCGACGCCGGTCGGGGGCATCTGCTATGAGCAACGACCTCGCGGTTGTCGATGCGGTCATTACGCACGATTCGATCATGCCGATCGTTTCGCCGGCCCAAGCCAAGGCAGAGTGGCAAGCCTACGTTGACCTCGTTGCCGCGATCGGCACTGAGGATGACTATCAGTCGTTCTACGACAAGAAGACCAAGACGACGAGGCGGTTCCCGAAGAAGTCGCTGTGCCGCAAATTGGCGCGCTACTTTGGCTTGGACGTCGTTATCAAGAGCGAGCAGCGCGTGGACCTCGGCGACGGACACTTCGCGTTTGAGGCGACGGCGACAGCGGTTGCACCGAACGGCAAAAAACAAGACGGGGATGGGGCCTGCACGACGCTGGAAGATCGGTTCGATATTACGCCGTACGACGACGAGCCGCCGCACAAGTTTGAAGTGCGGAAGAAAAAGGCGCTGGCGCGAGCGTATCACGATGTGCGCGGGACTGCGATCACGCGGGCGAAGAACCGCGCTACGATGGACCTCATCGGCGCAGGGCAGGTCACGGCCGATGAGATTAGCCGGGACCAGGGTGCGCCGCCAGAGGACCGTCGTCCGCCAGCCCGCATCACGCTCCCCGACGACCTCATCATCGAGATTCGGGCGACCGCGAAGGCGCTCGGCTTCGACGAGGAGCGGCTAGCGAAGGGCGTGTCGCACATGAGCGAAGGCACGACGGACGTGCTTGCCAACCTGCTCGTGCCGCAGGGCGAGAAGTTGCTGGCGTATCTGAAGCGCGAGCAGGCGAAGGCCGAAGCCGCGAAGCCGGCGCCCGACTCCGACGAGGTGCTGTACTGCCCAAGTTGCGGCGCGCAGCGGGCGCCGAAAGAGGCCGTGCAGCCGCACGCGGATGATTGCGAACTGAAAGGCACGAGCGATCCGCGATGACGGAGATTCACGAAGAATTGGCCGAGACGCTCGGCAACGACCTGGCCTTCGCGGACGTGGCGGAGGCGGTCTGCACGTTCGACGAGCGCATGCGGATGGGCCAGGACACGAAGGCGTTCGCGCTGACGTACCTGTACCGCGAGATCGACGGCGACGGCATGATCGCGCGCGGGCAGCGCACCAAGACGGCGCATGGGTATCGTTTCCACGTCTCGCCGCCACAGGAGCGCGAATACTGTACGGGCTGCGAGCATAGCCCGACGCTGCTCTACCAATGCACCACGCCAATCGACGAACGCCTGGGCGTCATCCGCCGCATGGATAGCAGGCCGTCGATGTACGTGACGCGAGTGAAGAAGGGGGAAGAATGATGGACCGTATTCGCGCGTGGCTGCGCGCCCTGTGGTATCGCTACGACGAGGGGGCCGAGCCGCACTACGCGCAAGACCTGTTCGCCGAATGGGATGCCGCGCGGCGCACGCGCCAACTCGAAGCGTTTGTCGTCGCACGTGCCGACCTCTACGCCCACGGTATCTCCGATGTCACCTAGCCTCATCGACGGCTTCATCGCCGACCTGCTGCGGAAGAACCGCAGCGAGCGCACCCGCGAAGCGTACCGCCGCGACATCAGCCTCTTTGCCCGCTGGATGAGCGACGAGGGCGAGCGTGCCATCGAAGTCGCCACGCCGGCCGACGTACGCGCCTACACGCTCTATCTGATGATGGAGCGGAAGTACCGCGTCATGACCGTGCGGCGCAACCTCTGCACCCTGCGCGCCCTGTTCGGCTATCTGCGCCGCGAAGGCATCCGTGAGGGCAACCCCGCTGACGATATTGACCTGCCATCGCCCGAGCAGCGGAAGCCCAAGGTGCTGCGCGTCGGCGAGGTGGTCAGCATTCTCGGTTCGCAGCGCAGCGTGCGCGACCGGGCCATCCTCGAGTTGCTGTACGGCTCCGGGCTGCGCCGCGCCGAGCTTGCCGGGCTCGGCCTGGACGACGTGGATCTGGTGCAGAAGATCGCGATCGTCACGGGCAAGGGCAACAAGCGCCGGATGGTTCCGCTCACGGATGCGTCCGTGGACGCCATGCAAGCGTACCTGCTCGTTCGGCCGGCGGCGGAATGTCGCGCGTTCTTCCTGAGCAACCGCAACGGCGCGCTCGGTCTGCGGCAGGTGTGGAAGATCGTCAAGGACGCCGCGAAGGCGGGCGGCGTGCCGCGCGCATCCACGCACGCGATGCGGCATTCGTTCGCGACGCACTTCATCGAAGGCGGCGGCGACCTGTCCTCGTTGCAGCGGCTACTCGGCCACGCGAACATCGCGACGACGCAGATTTACATCGACCAGAGTATTGAGCACCTGCGGGCGCAGTTTGCGATGGCAAGCCAGCGCGACAAAGCGGGGTTCATGACGCGATGACCCCCACCGAGCGCCGGGCGTTGGCGGACCGGCTTGAGGTGATGGACATAAATTGGATGCCGCGCAACGAACTTGCCGAAGCAATCCCGCCGGCATACACCAAGTGGATCGGCGATCGCATGATGGCCCACTTACTGAAAGAGAGCGCATGAAAGTGGAATTTGAAAAGATAGCAGATGAGCTTGCGGCGCTCATAAAACCGTTGGGTCCGCATGCTGGAATGTATGAAAGCATTCCTGAGCATACGCGTCTTGTGGTTACCCGTGCCATTTCCGCGCTACGCTCTGCCGCTCC